ATGCACGGTCCTACGTTGGTTCCTTGCCGGTGATTGCGCATCCTCCGTGCCGTGGGTGGGGGCGGTATCATTACCTGGCGAAAATTGCACCTGGCGAATTGGATCTTGGGTTGTTTGCTGCCGACGTGGTGCGCTCGGTTGGCGGTGTTCTTGAACATCCGCAGTATTCCAAGCTTTGGGGAGCTGCCGGATTACCTGCACCTGGCGAAGTTGATGCATTTGGCGGGTTCACGTTGCCGATTCTTCAATCGTGGTTCGGCCATGCTGCGCCAAAACCGACCTGGCTGTATATCTGCGGCGTTGAGCTGGCGGATTTGCCGTATTTTTTACCATGTCTTGATGTTGCGGTCGGTCGTATCGAGAAAATGTCTCAAGCGCAGAGAGAGAGTACGCCTCTTGACCTGGCGAAATGGTTGCTTCGTGTTCTCGATAGTATTTCTGGGCAGCGTTTATATCAGCGGTGTTTGCAGTTGCGTGCTGATTCTCATGATTTGATTTCTTGATTTGAATTTTTGAATAAAAAAAAAGCCCGGTAGCAGTCGAAATGCTCCGGGCCTTCGATCAACCTGCAGTAATAGGAAAACCGAATGTACAATTCTCTCCCCGATTCTTTTGAATCGTCAATAGATTTTTCATCAATACCTGCGATTAATCAAAATCCTGAGTGGTGGTCCGATGATGGCCATGGCTGGCAAGACACCTATACGGCTCGCCAGCGTGTTTTTGCCGATGGCCAGTGCGAAATAACGATTAGTAAAGAAAAGTTCCATATAGGCTCTGAAATTCGTTCCTTGAAGCGTTCTAAGCGTGGTACGTCTGAAAAGCGTGAGCGCAATGACGATGTAGCAGGGCGTCGGGCAAAAAAGAATGTTCGTCTTTGCTGCAAAGAGATTGGCGCGGATCGGATGGTGACGTTGACGTATCGTGAAAACATGATTGATCGTGATACGGCACTAAAGCACTGGAAAGCGTTTTGTCGTCGTCTCGGGAAAAGCCAGGCTTTTCACTATGTCGCCGTGATCGAGGAGCAAGAGCGGGGCGCTTTACACTTTCATGTGGCTGTACGTGGCCGTCAGAATTACCACTTGTTGCGGTCGATTTGGCAATCGGTTCTCGGCCTTGGTCAATTTGGTGAACAAATGGGGCAGGTGAATGTGCGCGATCCGCATTGGTTCGGTTTCGGCAAGAATGGTGCGCACAAACTGGCGTCGTATATCGCGAAGTACTGCGGGAAAGAGATGGATTGCCGCGAGCTGAATCAAAAGCGATATTTCCGCTCGCGGGGTATCGTTTTGCCAGTGGTGAATACGTGGCGGCTTGGCTCTACCGATATGCTGTCAGCGGTTCAGGTAGCGTTTTCGGTGGCTGCGGAGTTTGGTCTTGAGGGGGTTCAAACGTGGTGTAATAATGGGCTTGGGGTCGTTTGGCTGGCTACTGCGCCATGTTCTCGGGTGCCGGTGGTCGATTGTCCGTTTTAA